TCTTAGCGCCGGGAGATTTATTCTAGCGACCCGCTCGGTGCCGTCTGCTTTGCTCATATAGGGTGTGATGGGGGGGTTTGTCTATTAAACTAACTTGTATATAAATGTAGTATAAATATTCTTTATTAATCTTTTTTAATCTTGGCTGAGAGGGACACAGATTATGAAAACAATTGAAGCTCGTTTCAAAGAGATGTTAGAGTTTCCAGAAGACTTGGACATGACGAAGTTTCCTTTATTAAAAGGAGGTGATGTTAAAGTTAAATCTAGCACTACAAAAGTAAAGAAATATGGTGAGGTGTTTACACCCTTGTGGTTAGTAGATAAAATGATTTTACTTCCAACTAAGGGGAACGTTCAGGCCGCCGGCGAGAAATTGTATAACTCGGTAGCCCCAATGGACCTGTGTGCTGGCTATGGGCAATTTACTGTAAGAATGCTCCGTTGCATGACCAACACGATAGAAAACTTTGACCCGCGGGAGTGGTTAAAGAAACACACTTTCTCAGAGTTACAAGAAGAATCAGTTAAAAATTTATTGTATATATTTGGTAATGATATAAATGTTTTCATAGGAGACGCTAGACTAATAGAGCGTCCTCAGAAAGGTATATATGCGCACAGTGGTAAAGAGTGGGTTAATTATGAACGATAAATTTGATTTGGTGTTTAGTAATCCCCAGTATACCAGATTACTATGGGATTAGAGGATAACTTTATGATAAAGAAAACACCGCCCGGCCGAAGTAAAATAGAACAAGATAACTTAGCCAGATTAACACGGATGGGTATACCCTTTACTTATGAGGAAGTAAAGATAGACTACACCATACCTGAATCAAAACACACTTATCTTCCAGACATCATTTTATCTAATGGTATTATAGTAGAAGTAAAAGGGCAATTTGACGCTGATGATAGAAGAAAACACTTGTTACTACGTACCCAACACCCTGAGTTAGATATACGTTTTGTGTTTCAGAAACCTAATAATAAATTAGACAAACGTTATAGCACAACTTATATAGACTGGTGTAATAAACACAACTTTAAGTTTGCCACTATGTATATACCAAAAGAGTGGTGGGAGGAAACTAAATAATGGGAAGCTTACAAATCTATAATATGGTTGGTACTATCTATAAAAAAAATTCTATTATTCAATACATGTCTAAAAAGTGTTTACTGGAAAAAGAAGATTTACAATCAGAAATGTTTATCTATATCACAACAAAGAACTTGTTAAAGAAGTATGACATAACAAAATCATTAAATGGTTTTATAACTTCGTGCTGTATAGGTTTTCTAAAAAACTATGACCGGTCTTATCAATCTAGAAAAAGGAGGGAAAGAGAATATTTCTTAACATATTATATTTAGTAATAAATAGTGTTTGACTGACATATATAAGTATAAGTACAAATTAAATAAAGATGGGAGTATAAATAATATGGCTGTATTTCAATATGAATGTGATAGTTGTGAAAAAGAGTTTGAACTAGTTTGTAAAATTGACGACAGAGATAAGTTTACAGATACACCATGTGCTTACTGTGGCGGTAAGATTTACAGAGTTATCCCAGTAACTAACTTCCATTTACACGGGCACGGTTGGGCACGAGATGGATATCAGAAAGCTGTGGGTAAAATGAAAACCAGGTCGGAGGCTCAGAGGGATTATGACTCAGATAAAAAAAGAAAAGCCTAGTGATATAAAAGAACTTATTACTTACTTAGCCCAGTTGTATCCAAACAAGTCCTTAGGTAAAGCAGACTTTACTAAACTAGACCGTGATATCTGGTTTTCAGCAGGTCAACGGTCTGTTGTTGAACATTTAGAAAAACTATATAATATTAAGGAGAAATAAACTATGTGTTTATCATCTAATTCAACCCCTGAGGTTAAGCCTGTGAGGGCACTACAAGAACCAGTAGCTCCGGCTGAGGTAGACTTATCCGCTGAGGATGATACTGACTTGGACGTAAAGAAGAAACGTGGAACTAGTAGATTTCAAATAGCATTGGCACAGCAATCTAAGTCAGCTAATAATCTAGCATCCATAGGATAACAATATGACTACAACTCCGAAAGATACTTGGGAGTCCTTAGATGGACAACGAAGTCAGCACTTAGATAGGTCTATATATTGTTGTTCTTTAACAATACCTTATTTGCTAAGGGAAGACTACAACGATGATAATACTCCATTAAAAGCTCCTTACTCAGCTACTGGCGCCTCAGCAGTTACATCGTTAGCTTCCAGACTTCTAATGACTTTGTTCCCTCCCAACATACCTTTATTTAAGCTTTCCATTGCCCCGGCCGTAGAAAGTAAACTTAAAAATATGGTAGCTGCTAGTAAAGAGAACTATAAAACAACAATTGAAGAAGAGTTATCTATTAGAGAAAGGATGGTTACAGAGTATATAGAGACCATAGGAATAAAATCTAAAATAAATTTAGCCATGGAACTTCTTGTAGCAACTGGTAATGCTATCATTCACATACCATCTGACGGTGAAATAAATGTTTTAAGGCTGGACCAATATGTTATTAAACGCGACCCATCTGGTAGAGTTAAAAAGATAATAACACGACTTGGTATTACGGCAGACGACATCCCAGCTGGTATGGATATAGAGGCTGCTAAGGGTAAATACATTGACACCTATATAGAATTGAAGAAGAACTTGTGGCACGTTCATCAGGAGATAGCTGGTATAGAAGTTCCTAAATCAAAGGGAACTTATAAGAAAGATGATTTACCTTGGATAGTTCTAACTTGGTCCAGAGCTGTGGGTGATAACTACGGTAGAGGCCAAGTAGAAAAAATGTTAGGTGACTTCATTGCTGCTGACGCTTTATCACAAGCTTTACAAGAAGGAGCGGCGGCGGCGGCGGTAGTTAAGTTTCTAGTTTCACCGGAAGCACAAATGTATTTAGAAGACTTAGCATCTACACCTAATACAGGCTTTTGTGTTTGTGAACCTGGTTTAATATCCGCCCTACAACTTGGTAAAAATGGTGACTTTACATTTGCTTCTAACTTATTATCTCGTATAGAACAACGTATAGAAAGATCTTTTCTAATGCAATCCGGTGTTCAAAGAGATGCGGAACGTGTTACAAGCACAGAGATAAGATATATGGCTCAGGAGTTGGAGAACTCCTTAGGTGGAGTGTATTCTACATTAAGCCAAGAGTTACAACTACCAATAATAAAAAGAATAATTAGTGTTATGACATCTCGTAAAGAAATACAACCTATACCTTCTCAGATTAAACCTGTAATTACTACGGGTATAGAAGCTCTGGGTAGAGGTAATGATAGACTTAAACTAATATCTTTCTTACAAGCCTTAGCACCCTTGGGCGGGGAAGCCATGCAATATATTAATGTGGCAGAGGTAATAAAACGTATAGGCACATCAGACGGTATTGATATGCAAGGTTTAATTAGAACAGATGAAGAACTGGCCACGTCAGCTCAGCAAGCTCAGCAAGCTCAGTTGTTAAATCAGGTAGCTGGGCCAGTAACAAAAGAAGGTGTTAAGGGTATTATTGAAAATTATAACAAACAACAGTAAAACAACTTGGGAGAGGGATAAACTATGTCAGAAGAAATAATTGCTAATGTAGAAACACCAACCACACCACCAGCCAGCAGCCCCGAGGGCGGTGGAAGTAATAATGGAACAGAACTAATAGCTGGTAAGTATAAAACACAGGAAGACTTAAACAAAGGTATATTATCTTTACTTCAAAAACAACACGGCGATAATTTGGTTGATTATTACAAGCACTTGGAGTCAGAATTAGGGAGCACTCATAACAAGGAGGGCGGAACTAACAATGATAATACTGACGTGGACAACAACACTGTTAGTAATAATGGTACAGATAGTACTACACACGATAATAAAGATGGGGCTGGTAATAACACAAGTGACACTGCGGACCTTGTTGTTAACCCTGACTCCGTGGATGAGTTTGTAAGTAAGCTTGGACTTAACTATAAAGCTATGGAAGCAGACTTTAATGTTAATGGTAGTTTATCTCCTGAGCACTATCAGTTATTAGCCAACAAAGGTATACCAAAGCAAATGGTTGATAATTATTTGATGCTGATAAACGACTATAAAGATAACCAGTATAAAACTATCGCTGCTGAGGTAGGAGGCGAAGATGCACTTAACACAGTGTTTACATGGGTAGGAGAAACATATAGCCCAGAAGAGATATCTACCTATAATAAACTTATGGGTAGCGGTGATATTGGTGTAATTAAAAATACAATTAAAGTTTTAGCTGGGGCATATAAAGAGGCTAACGGTTCCGCCCCGGAGGTAAATGTTACTGGTAGTAATATCAGCACAGGAACAACGTTTAAGACATTTGCTGAGTATACAACAGCTTTGGCCAAGGCTCAGAGGTCTGGTGATAAGAACGCCGTCGCCGAAGTAAATGCTGCTATGTATAGGTCCCGTAAAGGGAAAGGTTGGAAGTAGGACGACTATAAAAGATAGTTTGTATGGACACCTCACAGTTTTATAGTGAGCCCAAGTTATTTATAAATTACACTTTTATAGTTAAGAAAGATATCTAACCCCTAGTAAAAATAGAAAGAGCCCGACACATAGTTATTGAGGTAACTTAGTGTAAGGACACCTCCAACGAACTGAGAGGGATTATTATCTTTGATAAAGAAGTTAAACTAAATAAAAAACTAAAAATACTTTGGAGGTATTATTATGAGTGTAACTACAATTGAACCTGGTGCCATTAACGGCGGCGCCGATGATAGAGCTAATTTAATTACTAAGTTTGCTGGTGAAGTTATTGTGGCTTTTGAGGCTGCGGCAATCATGAATGATGAAAGACGTATTACAATTCAATCAGCTACCCAGGCCGGGGCCATTCAGTTTCCGGTTGTTGGTAAATCAGCCTCAGCTAGCTATGTTACTCCTGGAGCAGCTTTGACAGGTTCCAGTGTTTACAGTAATTCTGTTACCATTACAGCTGATCCTGTTATTGCTTCTCACATTATAGTAGATGTGGCGGAAGAATTACTTTCAGCTTATGACCTAAGAAGCACCTTTTCAAAGCAAATTGGTGAGGAGCTGGCCCGTAAGTTTGACCAGAACGTTTTCTTAGAGATGTATACCGCTGCTGGTTCTTCGGCAACAGTATCTGGCGGAGACGGTGGGTACGCCCCCGCCGCCGTGGCTAACCTAGCTGCTACCTCTACCGACGCTAACTTCTACACCGCTTGGACTGATGCCCTGTCTGCGGCTGCAGCTAACTTTGACACCAAGTTTGTTGGTGTTGGTTCAGAAAGATTTTGCTACGTTCCTTCAGCAGTATATCGTAAAATGTCCAAAGCTTGGAGTTCTACTGGGGCTTCTATGGTATCTAAGGATGTTGGTGGTATGGGTTCTATTTCCCGCGGTGATGTTACTGAGTATGCTGGCTTCTATATTGTTAACACTCCGCAGTTGCCAGTTGGTGATTATACATCAGGTACTCTGGCAAATTCAGCGCACGGTGAAAATACAACCAACCTAATTGGTTTACTTGGAACTAAGGATGCGGTTGGTGTTGGTATGTGGCGTCCTACGGCATTCAAAACACAGGAAGTTGACCTTTACACCAAGCTAATTGGTTATTACTTGGCTGGTGTTGGTGTTCTTCGTCCTGAGGCCGCTGGTAGATTTACCGTAGCGTAATCATTTAATAGTATAAGGTGAACTGGGGGAATTAAAAACTCCCCCACCACCTTCTCATCTATACAAATCTTGGAGGGTGGCTTATGGCTGTACCATTAACAAAACTAGATGCTGTAAATCAACTTCTCGCTTTCATTGGGGAAGATTCCGTATCTACTATACCAACCTCAGGAGTTAGTGATGCCACCATAGCTGCCGCTACCATAGAAGCAGCTTCACTGGAAATTCAGACTGCTGGGCTGCAGTGTAATGTAGACAAAAAATATCCTCTAAACCCTAACATTTATGGAAGAGTTTTAGTTCCAGCTAATGTTTTGAACTTAGATGGCCACTATACATCAGACGACTTTACTCAAAGAGGTGACGCTGGTGTAATGTATGTGTATGACAAATCTAATATGACCTACACATTCACTTCAACTATATACTGTGATATAACATGGTGGTTTGACTTTATCAATCTACCGCAACACGTAAGAGACATGATTACTAAGAAGGCTTTGATAGAGTTTGAAGTTGAAGCCATGCACGATGCCGGACTAAGGAATGCCGCAGCATTTAAGTACAAAGAGTCTTTACGTCAATTTACTCAATTAGAATTAAGAAACAACAATAAAACATTAGTATCCAGTTGTCCAACAGTATCTAAAATAATGCGGAGATACTAATTATGACATTAATAACAAAGGCGTTAGGTGGTTTTTACAACGGTGTTTCACAGCAATCTTCCGCTGTTAGGTTAGACACTCAGTGTGATATACAAGAAAACGCTATGAGTTCATTAATTAATGGCCTTCAAAAAAGACCTAACTCTACTTTTGTAGCTAGCGTATCAAACCTTGGCGGTGTAACAACCTTAGTTCATACTATAAATAGAGATGTTAACGAAAAGTATCTTGTTTTATTTACTAATAACGGAACTACCCCAGTCCAAATATATGATACTTATGGTAATGCCAAAGTAGTTAACGCTACCACAGCGGCTAAGAATTATATTTTATCAGGCACTGGTAGTGCTAGGGATAAAATTAAAGCTACAACCATAGCTGACTATACCATAGTAATAAATAACACAGTAACAACAGCACTATCAACAGCACTATCTAGTGGTATAATAGATAAAACAGTAGAGACACAGAATAAACTTGGAGTATACCTACCTAAGACTTTGGTATGGAGTGTTGCTACATCGTATAGTATGTCTTCCAGAGTAAAGTATGATGGGTGGCTTTATCAATCATTAATAGATGTTATAGGGGGCTCTGCCCCATCTACGGCCAACGGCAATTGGTTGGATGAGAAACAGCGTTATGCTGACCCAGGAGATATTTATGCGGTAACAGGTAATTCACCATCAGATTATGATAATGCTTATTTTGAAATGGATAGTTCTGGTGTTTGGAAACAAACCATTAAACCAGGTATTAAATATACTTTTACTAATTCTACGATGCCGGTTAAAATAGTTAGAGAATCAGACGGTTCCTTTACTGTGGATGTAATAACTTGGGATAACAGATTAGTAGGGGACGACCTTTCTAACCCCCCTCCATCTTTTATAAATAATAAAATTAGTGGTGTTGTATTCTATAAAAACAGACTTGGCTTTATATCTAATGATAGTATTTGTTTTAGTAGAGCTGGGGACTTCTTTAACTTCTGGGCTGAATCAGCACTGGATATAGCTGATGATGACCCAATAGATGTTAGTATAGCTTCTAATCAAGTAGCACACATAAGGTCTGCTAGTGCTTTTAGAGACTCTTTATTACTTCTATCTGACCAGCAACAATTTTCTTTATCATCAGGTAATAGTAGTTCTTTTAGTCCTAAAAATGTTACTATATCAAATACTACAAACTATAATATTTGTTTAAATTGTACTCCTGTTAGCGCGGGCACAAGTTTGTTCTTTGTAGCACCCAAAGATGATTATGTTGATATAAGAGAATATATGGTTCAACCTGATACACTAATTGATGACGCAGCTAATATTACAGCACACATACCCAATTATATCCCTAACGGGTTTGTTCAGTTATTCACTTGCCCAGCTTATGATATGTTATTTGCCCACTCAGATAGTGAACCAAATAGTTTATTTGTTTATAAATATACTTGGAATGGTAATACTAAAATACAGACGGCCTGGTCTAAGTGGATTTTTAATTATGAAATTCTTGGTGGAGCTATAATAGACTCATCTTTTTACATGTTGACTAAGCAAGGGGATAGTTCAGAGATAGATGTTATTAAACTAGAAGATTCAGACACAGGTGATGTAGGTATTAGATATCACTTAGATAGACTTACTACACTAACTAATTGTACATACAACGGGGCTAACAGCACGTTTACACTTCCATATTCTGACGGTGTAGATATGTCTTTAATTGACCCACTTACTAATCAAGAGCTAAGCACAGCTGTGTTCACTGGTGACTCTTGCTCTGTATCAGGTGATTGGAGAGAAAAGACACTTTACTGTGGTGAAAACTATATTATGAAATATAGACTATCTGAGTTCTTTTTACGAGATAAACAAAGTAACGCTATAATAGATGGTAGAATACAGCTTAAAACTTTAACACTAACATTTAGGAACTCTGGTTACTTCCGTGTAGAGGTTCAACCTTTTATGCGTGAGCTTAGGTCTTATACAGTGGACCAAGCGTGGTCTGGTGTTTTTATTGGTTATTCCACTGTCGGTGAAGTAAATCTACTCGGAGGGGAGGAAAAGTTTGCTGTAAAGGCTAAGTCAGCTCAGACAACAGTAGACATTATCAATGACACTTATTTACCGTGTAGTTTACAAAGTGGTAGTTGGAGAGGTGTATTTACTAAATTAGGAACAACTCTATAACAAGCTTTCTTACCTGGCCTGGGGTAGAAGATAAAGGGTGCCCCTCCCACATCTTTTAACTTTTATCTTAGGCTGGGTAAGTTTTTAATAATAATACATATACAATATGACAAATATTACATATAGACAACTAACACTAAGCAACGAAGATATAATACTAGTAAACAATATGAAGCTTAGAGATGAGGACGAGCTAGAAGTAAAAGCCTTACTTGGAGATAATATTAATATTGCTAATGCTATAAAAACATCAATATGTGCTAGCACCGTATCTTACGCTGTGTTCTATGATAACGTTCTTTGCTTTATATTTGGTATAGTTGATAATCCATTAGATGTTACTAAGGCGTCACCTTGGATGTTAGGAACAAAAGAAAGTTTACTACATGTTAAACCTTTATTAAAGTTTTCTAAGTTAATTATTTCATCTATGTTAGAAGGCTATGAGTTGTTAGAGAATGTTGTTTGGGAAGGTAACACTAAACACATTAGATGGCTCATGGGGACTGGTTTTATATTTGACCACACTAGGGATATAATAATGAATGGTAGTAAATTTAACTACTTTTATATAGAGCGCTAACATATATAATATATAAAACTTTTAACAATATAAACTTGGAGATATAACTTATGTGCTCACCGTATATCTATGCTGCCATGGCCATTTACTCTATGTTTAATACTAACAAGAGTATTAAAAACCAGAATGAAGCCCTTCGTAACCAAGCTGTGGCTACCAATGAGGCTGCTTCTTTGAACTATCAATCTCTGTTTAATGAGCAACGAGTAACTAATGAGCAAGCATCACAAAAGAAACTAGAATATCAGCGGGAGGGTATGAGAAACGAGGGTCAAATTGTAGCCTCAGCCGCCGAGTCGGGAGCTTTCGGCCAAAGTCTAACTAGACAAATAGCTAATAACCTGATGGGCACATCTTGGAACACAGCCATAGTAGACCAAAACAGAGATGAGCAAGCTAACACATTAAACCTAAATAATAGAATGCTGCAGCAAAGAACAAGTGCAACCATAGACTCTATAAACAGTCAAATTATCTCACCAACAGCAGGGATGTTTAAAATAATATCTGCTGGTGCCGAGACTTACTCCGCTGCGTCCAGCACTGGTAGCTCTATGAAATCTTCATTTCAGACTAAGCCAACGAAAGCATAGGGTAAAGGAGATATAACTACATGGCTTCATCAATAATGGATGTAACCAATTTAACACCTAATCTTAAACAAGATAGGCCTAATCAGAGTTTCACACAGCCTAATGGAAACAATAGGGTTGAGGCCATAGGTAATGTTAACATACCGCAGACTAACATAAATCAACCATTAATACTAGATAACGACACACTCAGTGTTCTTAACAGTTTGAATAAGACAGTAGTGGCTGTTGGTAATGCTGTTGAAACACAAACAAGATTTGAAACCATAGCCGAGAAGAATAAGGCTGACGCAGACTTTTTTAGAAATCAACAGGATTTGACTGAGTGGTTTGAAACAAACAAAGACCTAACAAAAGAAGAGTTTAGAAGTAACTTCGGAGCCACGGTTCAAAAACAGCTAGAAGGTAAGTCACAGGCTTATGTAGAACAATATGCTAATAGACTAGAACCTATGGAAGCCAACCTATTCAATGACCATTACAAATATAAAAAAGATAAGTTTGATGTTGAACAATTAGAACACCTTTCTGATAGGACTAATGGTTTGTTGGGACAAGTGTTATCTAATCAGCCGGCCAATGAAGAGGAACGCACAGCTTATTTTGCCGGGCCAGCTAAGGACTTAATAGCTGCTTCACTAAAAGATTTACAAGAACAAGGTAGTGAACTAGGTTTAACTAAGAAGCAAATATCTAAGATGTTTCTGGACAGAGTGGCTATACAGGCTATATCACAAGGTAGGCCAGACCTACTAGACTTTACTAAGGTTAAAGATAAAGACCAGATAGCCCTAGTAGACACCGACAACGCTTTATTAATATCTAACTACACTGACGCGGCTAAGAATGCCAGAATCAGTATTGATAACAAGATAGCCAAAG